ATTTGAAACACTGCCTCCTAATTCATTATTATCGAAAGGACCACCAGTAGCATTTTCTCCATCTACTGTGGGAGTGTTAAAGGCGCGATTTGAATAATTTTTAGTATTATCGACAAGATTAGCTCTTTCTTCAAATTCAATATTAATTTTAACTTCATGATATTGAAGAGCGATTAAAGGAAGGGCGAGACCGACATTGCGACAGAACCAGAATTCAATGGGGACATTTACATAATAAGATTGTTTAGCACCAAGATAAATGGAATGATTGTATCGGTCACCACCAACCATTAGATAATATCCATCACGTTTACCCGCAGGAAGGGAAAGTTCATTCCATATATATAACCATTCGGCATAATGTTTATCAATACGTTGTCCGCCAATTTCAAGTTCGATTGTTTTTAATAGTTTTAGTCCAAAATAAGGAACTAGTGCTACACCATTATTAGGTTTTGCAGCTTTATTAACATCAGTTGATAAAACATCGGCATTATCATTAGTAAATTTAGCACGTAGATAAACACGATTGATTAAATCACCATTACGAGTGATTTGACAAGTTACACGAGAACCAAAAGTAGGATTGCCGTTGAAAGTTTGTTCAATAGCTTCAATAGCGAAATTACTATGACGTTTATAAGTGACTTTGAAGAAAGTAATTTGTGGATTACCAGTTAAATAAACATCTTGAGCTCCATAAGCGACAAGTTGAAGAAGACCACCACCCATTTATGCTATATTCTTTATACTATAATAGGAGAAAAAAAAGAAGAATTAATTTAATTAGAATAGGCGAGACCACCCATACCTGAAAGAATACGAAGAACATTATAATTAGTAGCATATACATAAAGAGTTGATTTAGTACTATCATAAGTTTTTCCTAAACCAGTAGCATTATAAACACCTAATTGAAGAATTGCAGTATCAATACGAGACATATTAAGAGTTCCAGATGGTTGATGTTCTTCAGGTTTTAATGCAAATGAATAGACATTAATACCTGCATTAGTTGGTATATTCTCATGATGTTGATATGGTTGAACGATATTAAAATATGTACCATCACGAGTAGCGAAACGATCATTGCCATTTAATAATAATTTAGCAGAACTGACAGGATTTGCAGGAGCTAATAGTTCATTATAATTTCCAATAACTCCATTAAAACTTAATTTATTTTTTAAACTAGTTGTTGTATTATCACCAACAACTACATTACCTACAACAGTAGTATAATTAAACCAGTTATTAACATTATTTTCACTATTAGTTAAAAACCATATTAATTCTTTGCAAGGATGATTGAAATTAAGTTTAATTTTTGGACTAGTAGAAGTAGAAACACTTTCTTCACCAGTGAATTGAAGTTGTTCAATAAGATATTCATGAGTTAATTGAGCGAATTTTCGACGTTCATCAGTATCTAAAAAGATATAATCAACCCATAGAGAAGCAGTGAAAGATGGTTTACCACCACCGGAAACTGATTTACATTTAGCTTCAGTCTCGAAATTAATATTAATTTTAACTTCATGATATTGAAGAGCGATTAAGGGAAGAGCAAGACCGATGTTGCGACAGAACCAGAATTCAAGAGGAATATATAAAGTTGATTTAATATTAGTTCCAACAGTACCACCATAAGCACCAACCATATCATTCCATCCATCACGTTTGCTGACTGGAAGAGTAAGTTCATTCCAAATATAAAGCCAATGAGCATAATGACGGTCAATTCGTTGACCACCAATTTCAAGTTCGACATAATTGAGGATACGTAATCCAAAATATTTACAATAATTATCAGCAGCAGTTAATCTTAATTGAAGATAAACACGATTAATTAAATCACCATTGCGGGATATTTGACAAGTAACACGAGAATTAAAATCAGGAGTTCCATTAAAAGTTTGTTCGATTGCCTCAATTGAGAAATTAGTATGGCGTTTATAAACAGACTTGAAGAAAGTAATTTGTGGATTACCAGTTAAATAGACATCTTGAGCTCCATAAGCGACAAGTTGAAGAAGACCACCACCCATTTATGCTATATTCTTTATACTATAATAGGAGAAAAAAAAGAAGAATTAATTTAATTAGAATAGGCGAGACCACCCATACCTGAAAGAATACGAAGAACATTATAATTAACAGCGTAGATATGTATTGATCCATTTGCACTAGAACCATTTAATACAGATAAAACAGCAGTATCGATACGAGACATATTAAGAGTTCCAGAAGGTTGATGGTCTTCTGGTTTTAATGCAAATGAATATACGTTAATTCCGCAATTTGCAGGAATATTTGTATGATGTTGATATGGTTGAACATAATTAAAATAGGTTCCATCGCGTTCAGCAAATCGATCATTTCCATTTAATTGGAGAAGACATTTAGTAAATGGATTAATAGCTTCATTATTAAAACCAGGTTCTACATTATATACAATCTTTTTTAAGAAATCACCAGCTGTATTCGCCGGATCAGTAAATTCATGAATAGTATTATCAAGTGATTGTGTAGATCCTCCATATACATAATTACCAGCTGCAAATGTCTTATTTTCCTTCATTGTATAATTATACCATTGAGTTACATTCGCATTTCCTGAAAATTTTCCAACCCATACTAATTCTTTACACGGATGATTAAAATTTAATTTAACACGTGTTGATGTATTACCTGAAATTGATTCACCACCAGTGAATTGAAGTTGTTCAATAAGATATTCATGAGTTAATTGAGCGAATTTTCGACGTTCATCAGTATCTAAAAAGATATAATCAACCCAGAGATTAACATTAGATAAAGTAGATACGGTTTGTGGTGCTTCGGTATTAACACCATTTAATTTATACATACAATTATTAACATTTTCGAATTCAATCTTAATTTTAACTTCATGATATTGAAGAGCGATTAATGGAAGAGCAAGACCAATATTGCGACAGAACCAGAATTCAAGAGGGATATATAAAGTAGTTCCAGATTTAGTTATATCACTATCAGCACCAACCATGTATTCCCATGCGGAACGTTTACCAATTGGAAGGGAAAGTTCATTCCATATATATAACCAATCAGCATAATGTTTATCGATTTGTTGACCGCCAATTTCAATTGAAACGGATTTTAATAATCGAAGACCGATATAATTAACATATAAATCATTATTACTACAAGCCGGAAGTTGTACTTGAAGATAAGCACGATGTATTAAATCGCCATTACGAGAAATTTGACAATAAACAGTATTTCCAAAACCAGAAGCACCAGAGAAAGTTTGTTGAATAGCTTCCATAGCGAAATTAGTATGACGTTTATAGACAACTTTGAAGAAAGTAATTTGTGGATTACCAGTTAAATAAACATCTTGAGCTCCATAAGCGACAAGTTGAAGAAGACCACCACCCATTTATGCTATATTCTTTATACTATAATAGGAGAAAAAAAGAAATCTTATTTAACTATATAAAAACATATTTATTAACATTTAATATTATTAGAAAAATGTTTAAAGATAAAACATCAAAGAAGCGTGTTCATTATAATAAGGATTTATCAACATTAGATGCAATGCATAAAAAAGTAGTGAATGAATATTCGATAAAAATAGAAGAAGAGAAAATAAATTTAAAGCGAATAAAAGAATTAGAAGATATTTATTTAAATATAAATAATAAAATTATTGATTACAATAAATCAAATGAAATAAATGAAACAGATAATTATTATAATGATTTATGGACAAGTAATATAAAAACTAAAGAAGAAATCATAAAACTTAAAGAAGAAATTAATAAATTAAATAATAATAATGAAATTGATTATTATGAAAAAACTAGTTATATATTATTTAATTATTATGATATGATTGATAAACAATCAAATATTAAAACATTCAAATATAAAAATAAATCAATAATCGATTTATTCAATCCTTCTACATCTTCTATTAATGAAGAAGATGATGATAAAATTGTCGAAAAAAGTTCGTTAGTTGATGAATATTTAACAATAACTAATAATAATCATGTCAAAAAAATTGACGAATGTGAAAATAAAGATATATGTAAAAATTGTTCTAATTTATTAACTTGTAATCAACAAGATGCTATTATGATATGTGAAATTTGCGGATTCCAAGAACCATTATTAATTGAACAAAATAGACCTATTTTAAAACAAAATACAAAGGATAATTCCCATTTTAGTTATAAACGTATTAATCATTTTAGGGAATGGTGTAATCAAGTTCAGGGTAAAGAAAGTACAGATATTCCAAATGAAGTTTTTGAACGTATTTTAAATGAAATTAAAAAGGAAAAAATAAATGATACAAAGAATATCAGTTATAATAAAATGAGAGAAATTCTTAAAAGATTAAGAATTAATAAATATTATGAACATATCAATTATATAATTAATAGAATTAATGGTATCCCTACTCCTCAATTTTCACCAGAATTAGAAGATAAATTATGTAATATGTTTCGTGATATTCAAGCACCTTTTCTTAAACATTGTCCAAAAGAACGCAAAAATTTTCTTTCTTATAGTTATGTTTTATATAAATTTTTTCAAATTTTAGAATTAAACGAATATTTGAAATTTTTCCAACTTCTCAAAAGTAGAGAGAAATTATATGCACAAGATCAAATATGGAAAAAAATATGTGAAGAACTTAATTATAAAGTTATACCTTCCTTATAATTTATACTGGGAAACCTACTATACGGAATCCTGCACCTAGTCCAATACCTTGTCTAGCTCCCGATGATATGGATGGTGATATTAAATCAAATACTGAAAATACAGCAGCAGCTGTTAATGCAATTACCGCAACTTCACTTCCTGATAATTTATTCTTTGGTAAAACATATGCAATTATAGCAACCGCCGTAGCTTCTATTAAATATTTTAATAATAATATTATTGCCGCCCATATATCAAAACTATATACTGCTTCAGCCATCGTTCTTATTAATTAATAAGAAGAAAATAAAATTGATATAAGATTTTTATATTTAATTAAATTAAGAATGGCTGAAGAAACTCTTGTATCTACAAAAGAAGTTGATTATCTAGATGAAGATAAGCCAATTCGTAATCAAAATTATTGTCTTCTATCTTTTTTAAGTCCAGAAGATGTCCTTAAAAATAAAGAAGTTTATTATTTCTCTAAATTTACTGACAGTTTTTCTAAAGATTTAGACAGTCTTTTATCAAATCTCCAAAATAAATATCCAGATGATACTGAATTATTCAAATCTATCCGTGATCATCATTCTTATATTTTCAATTCAAGCGATTTAAATGAACAATTCAAATTCTTTAAATCCATTAAATCTACTGAAGTAGAAGCAGATTTCCATCGTGAAAATAATTTCACTACAAGTATCCGGGGTATTAAAATTAGAGGTGTATTTGATACTATCGAAGAAGCTAAAAATAGATGTGAATTTCTTAAAAAAATTGATAATAAATTTGATATTTTTATCGGTCAAGTAGGTTGTTGGTGTCCATTTTCACCAAATCCTAATGATCTGGAAAATCAAGAATATAGCGAAACACAACTTAATACTCTTATGAAAGAATATAAAAAGAATATGGAAAGCAAAGATGAAATTTTTGATAAACGCCGTATCGATTCAATTAATTCATCTAAAAAATCCGGAGATTTAGCGACTGATCTCCAAGAACCCGATACTTGGTCTTCTCGTAATCTAGAAGATTAAATATTTAATTTTTTTTTTATTTAAAAAATAGAATGAAGGCATTTGCAATACTTCTATTATTTATTGGAATGTTACTTGTTGTTAAAGGTTATTATAGTAATAAATTTAAAAATTTAAAAGAACCACAGGTTATTATTAAATATATTCCAAGAAGTGAATATGATGAACAAATGTCTCCTCAAGAAAAATTAGATGATTTTTATAAAGGATTATTTGAAAAAACACAACCAAATGTTTATGATAGTAAAATAAATATAGATGTTATTAATAAAGAAAAATGAATTTTGGATTATTATTAACATCAACTATTAATGATAAAAATAGTATTGATAGTAAACGAAATTTTTTAAAAAAATTAGATAAATATAAAGAAGAAAAAATAAAAGAAAATGATG